CGTCAACTTGGAACCGGACAAAGATGGGCCTGTGGGAGCAAAAGTCGACCAACCTGAAGTCCGTGATCACTTTCGATGGTTCCTCTGGTTCCAGGTCTTTCCTCAAGTAGCCGGTCTTCTCCCAATATTCCACTCTCTCGGCCAACTTCTCGATGTCTCCTCGTTGTCCAGCAACCACCTTGTCATCTCCTGATATGTAGCCATTGAGGCGGCGTGTGAGGAAGGCACCCCAGGCCCCCTTTGCACTCAGCCCCAGGGATAATGCCACGTGGGTGACAGTTTTCACCGTATTGGTGTATGTGTTGCCAACATATGTCACAATGGTGCCGCTGAGTCGCCCTTTCTTCTCTCGGATGATGCTGAGCTCCTGGCCACCTCTGTGAGGTCTCTTAAGCAACGTGACGTGGTCGGCATAGCAGCGGTACAGGGACTTGACGTCCTTGGCATGCTGCCCCGACACAGCGCCGGCGAAAAAGTCGGCTTCCCTCTCCAAATCCATCCTTCCCACGCGGGTGTCCCAGCCTGCGATGTCATCGGCTACTGCAGCGAAGTCTGTGTTAACCTCGCGCCCAGCCTCAAGCTCCTCCTCGGCCATCAGCTGGAAGTAATCCACTGGATTCATCTTTCCCACAGCCAGTGGATTGTTGCCCCTATGGCACAGTTCGTCTAACAGAGTCCCCATGATCATCTGCTCTATTATCCGGAATATGACTGGAAAATACGATATCAGTCTGCTCCCACGGTTCTTCCCCACCTTGCGCTTCTTCTTCTCTCGCTTGCCCATGGTGTTGACCCACGCGACAGCAGGTGTGCCGTTCCTGATGTTGTATAGCTCGGCCTCCACAGCGTCCTCCAAGCCGGGATCGTCTTTCCAATCCTGGAAACCTGTCATGCCCACTGCAGCGTCGTTCCTCAGCCTGTCCACAGCCTCGCGAACAGTCAGCATCCTGACGTTGGGGGTGAGTCGCGGATAGATGTGGTCTTTGAGCACCTGATGCACATCGTCCTCGAGGTCTCTGTAGTCGTGTTCCTCAATGGGGCACGTGTCCACTTTCTCATCAAACACCCTGAAAGTGCCTGCGGCTGACACGTCCGTTA